GCACACTATACGCCGTTGCGGTCTGCCATGCCGCTATGGCGTCCAAGTCTAACGTAACAAGCTCATTATCCTTATAAAACCTTAGATAAAGGTTCCCCATTTCTATAATGTAAGACGTTGCCGTGTTGAATACGAACTCAATAAGACGCACATCTTCTGTCGAATCCTTTACAGCACCGACATATTTCGTTCCCGGTCTACGAACTGGATTACCATATGGTCGTACAATCATGTTCTGCAATGATTTAGCAGACGAGTAGTAATGAAGCGTGTCAACGCGACCTCGAACATATGGGGACAATTCGCCCTTCCCCCAAGAAGTAAACGGGATGGTTTGTCTCATCGGTAATTTATCCCCACGTTATCCCAAGAATTTGCGCCACTATGCCTAGCGTTAAGCCAAGCGTCTGCCCTTGCCGAAGCTGGCGATTGTCCTTGTGAGTTTTTGGATTTAGCGTCACTTAAAGTCGCTTCGTACCTTGTTTCCAAATATTCAGTTTTTCTGCTACTTTGTGAAAGCATGTAAGAAGCGTCTAACGCTAACTTGTCAACGAAGGCTTCTAAGAAATAAGGCGGGTATTCTGCTATCGTAGTGTTGTAATAAACATAGATAAGACCAAGTTTTTTGTCAATACTCAGTGTCCATACGCCCGTTGATTCCTCCCGCATGACAGTCCAATATGTTGCATAGCTTGTCCCAGTTCCCGGCTCATCACTCTCACTTGAAGAATGGCTTGCCTTGCAGTAATACACATAATCATCATTTAATATATAATCTCCGAGAACATATGCGGTTGCAGTTTCCCACGCAGGAGTAGCCGTTGTATTCTCGTTTACTGACACTTTAGTAATACCGCCATCGGAATTGCTTAAGAAGTAATCGCCTTCTTGCCTAACCCACTCATGCGATTCAGACCACCCAACTAGTCTTAGGAAGTCAGATGGTACATTGTAGGCATACACAAGGTTGTTTTTTGTCCATATAACGCTCGTATCATCGGCTGTAAGCGATAGTTCTGCCCTTTTGGTAGCGAACATCCAGTTTGCCTCACAAAGCACCACACGGAGCGAATCATCGTACAAGTCATTCATTATGATAGCGTTTTGGTCAGTTGTGCTTGAAAGGTCTGTTATCTTAATTGCCCCGACTTTTCTCAACGCTCTATTGCAAATGTTTACGCTTGTTGTAATCATGTCTGTACCCACTCTTTTGTAGGTTTACCGAATATCCCTGCGGTATGCCCACCCATTGAGCGCACCCTGTCCATAGCTATCCCGCTTTTCTTCATATCAATCCACGGTTTCATATTGCAGTGGTTCTCTGAGAATTTGGTCGTATGGTTCTTCACGGCATCAGGCGGATCAAAATAATGTCCAGTATTGTCCATCGGTATTCCACATATAATGATATGCTTTGACCCCATTGCCATTGCTATCTTGGTTGCAAATAGTCCACCTGTACCGCCAACATTCTGCATACGCCATACGACATCAACACCAGCCCCGTCAATAGAGCAATGGTTTACATACTTTTCAAGCATACTCTTTTCTCTGCGGAGAAGTTTTGTTGCAGGGAAGAAACCTAAGTGAAGGCTAACCATGTGATGTATTTGTTCAGCCTTAAACTGTGTGCCGATATCATTCACGCACATAATTTCGGCTTTTGGCATAAGCTCTCTTGCCGTAAAGTAATCTTCCCAAACGGTCTTGCCGCCGCCGAGTATAATCATGTCAGAATGAAATGCACCGTTATATTCTGCGGGCGGAGTTTCAATCGTTATGTCATTCAGTATAGTAGTTGCCATATTTAAAAAGGGTGGGTGAGGTAAGCGAGAGGACGGCACTTACCCCACCCGATGTGGTTGGGCGAACCCAACCTGAGTTAATTATACATAGTAAATGAGAGTTTCAATTATACCGTCAACAACGGAACCAGCGACAGTAACAAGAATCTCGTCATCACCAGACGTTGTACCGATTACATAACCGATACCGCCAACAGTGTTGATTTGGGTACTACCAGCGGCAGCAGCCGAAGTTGCAGCGATATAGAGTGCCGTGGTATTTGTATCGCCAACAGCCAGAGTGCAACCAGTTCCGAGATCAGCGAACGTAAGCTGAACGCCCATAATCTTTGAACCTTTAGGCGGTGTTGCTACTTCAACAACTTCACCTGAAGCATCTGCGGTAAAAGTGTAGGTGTCGTAACAGCATTTAAGCGTTCCGGCAAATTCACCGCGAGGGACTACATTCCCACCAGAGCCTTTGGCATCAATGAGAGTTTTGTTTGTTCCTTTAACAGTTGCCATTGTTCATTCTCCTTATAAAATATTAGGATTAAGCTGCGCGGTAACAATCAACCTGAACTACGCGAGAATCTTCAAGGCGAACTGCGCCATGATTGATTGCATAATAAACCTGCCACATGTAAGACTTGTCATCACGCTCGGAAGTGCGGACAAATGCACCGCCCTGTTCGCCAAGCATTAAGCCATACCGCTGAAATGCAAATGCGGAAGTTACTGTGGTTGCAACAGGCAAGCGAGTTGAATAGATAATCTTGAACCCGTAGAAGGTGTCAATATTACCAGCAACCAGATTGCGGATATTAACATAATCTGCGCTTGTTGCTTTCGCATCGCCCAAAAGATCTTCTTTACCCTTGGGGTGCATAACCATATAGCGATCATCCATTTCAACATTTGCATCATCAAAAATGCGTGATGTTGCTAGGAATTTCGCAACGGTCATACCTGTTGAACCATTAGCGATTTTCTGTGCTGACGGAAGGGCGATTGAACTGGAACCAGTTTCGCCATAATACGCAGTACCAAGCGCAGCGTCAATAATGGTGTCGTCAATCTGGCGACCGATAGCACCACTCGCACTTTTGGTCATCATAGATGCAGGGTCAGACAAGATTTTCAGCTTATCTTCACGACCGAGAATCCGGTTATCGTGATAATCATACACATTGCCCCACCTGCGACCAAACAGCGGATCGTTCTCAGGTGTTGCCGGCGCACGACCATTAACCTGTTGCATCGCCCAGACGCCAATCTGGTCTTGCACAAACTTCTTTACTCCGGTTACATCTTCTTTGTAGACTGCATCGTAGAGCTTTGATTCCTTCTGTTGGGCAAGCGGCATAATATTGCGGCTAAACTTCTGCCCATGAATAGTTCCCTGTGTGTCTGCCATTTTGGGTTTCTCCTGTTTCAAAGATTATTAATATTAACCAACGGATACTTCTTTGTTTGTTACGGTTGGTTGTCCTTGAAACAGGGCCGACCCTCACAAACCTACACGATTGCAGGTCTATACGAGATTGTCTGCGGTACTACTTACCACTGGCTTCCACGAAGGCATTTAAGTTATCTCCGAGATCTAACCATTTTCTCCAATACATCCATTCTATCCACAGCGGCCTTATGTGCCACTGGGTCTTTATTGCTCCAATACGGACTTGTTACCTTATCGGAACTTAACATTTCTGTCATTTCTGCCTGTGCTGACTCGGAACTCATCGCATATTGCGTTACTTCAAAGTCACCAATACGGTGTTCTGCAAACTGTGAACCAATCCGAGCAAACTGCGCCCTTAGTTTCGGGGTTGTCCTCATAGCTTCTTTCAGTTCTTTAGCAAATTCTTCATCGCCATCAGAAAAGTTGTCGGCTGTACGGTCAGCAAGAAGTGAATTTTCTTCATACTTCTCGCCTTCCTTGCTCCTACTTTCCTGCTCTGCTTTGCCGATAGCTTCTTTTCTCGCCGCAGCTTGCTGCATGGCATTGTTCTTTGCGTCTGCTAAGTATCCCTGTTCCACGATTTTTGCCTGTGCGGGGGTAAGACTTGCAGCGTGAGCAATGTTTTTCATTATGCTCTGATCATACTTCATATCCTGCGCCCACTGGTCAGGAGCGTCCAACTCATATTTATCAGCAGAATCAGGTACTCCCATTTCAGCATTATAACGAGCTACATCTGCTTCATCTTCTGTGTTCGGCAGGATAATACCTTTCTTGCCGATCATCCCCTCCATTTCAGTGTAGCTTTTGAACAGGCTATCAACATCTTTGAATTTCGCAGCAGAAGCATGACTCCTATTAGCTTCTGATAAACTATCAGCGAATGATGGCTGTGCTGTCTCCGTGGTTGCCTCAGACGCGGTTGTCTCTACGGTCTGGTCTGCCACCTGTTCGCTTGTTGTTTCCTGTGATTCCGTCACTTGCTCGTCCATATTTATCCCCCTTAGTTTTTATAGTTCAGGGTTTCTGTGCCCACGTTGATTTTCTGGTCTATCTTTTCCCCAATCAGCTCCACGTTGTGTTCTTGTACTCCAATCAAGTGGCGTGTCGGGGTCAGGCATACCATGTTTCCACGTTGCTTTATGATGTTCAGCGATATGCACTCCGGGGGCTTGCCCTGAATCAATAATCTCCTGAATCCGGCTCACTGGCTTTGCCTCTACTATCACCAGCTTTTTCTGTGCTTTCCTACCAGTTCTCCCCCACGGTGTTCCGTCCTTTTTTAGCCTCACCTTTTTTTTTACCATCCCCATCCTCCCTTGTTATTGTAAAAACTTATCGTCTGTCAATCTTTTAGCGCAATATGCGAGAAACGCCTTTGGATTATTCGGCTCTACCAAAATGTCAATCAAACAAACAGTTCTCCTTGCGCCTTCTGCAATAGCAAGCGTACTAAGCGGTAGCGGGAACTTATAGCCAGTAACTTGCTTTAAAAACTCAATAGCTTCAGTACCGCCCTCATTTGCAAACAGACGTTCAAACATGCCCTTAATGCTCAAAAGGTCTTGTTCTTGCTCTGTGTATTCGCGTTCTTCTGTCATGCTTGCGCCGCCGCAAAGTTTTTAGCCGCCTGAGAAGCGTCTTTAGCCGTAGATGCACTTGCAGCATCAAGTGACATCTGCTCTTGTTTCTGTTGTGCCCGCGCCTGTGCCTGCACTGCTTCCATTGCAGTTTTGTCGTCATTCAAAATTGTTGGGTCTGCATTGGTTGACTGCCATACAGTATCAAGTCCACGCCACGCATTGATCTTATGGATTGCAGTTGGATCAGCCTGTATAAAAGGCATTGACATTTGCACGGCATTTTGTAGAGATCTCATATCATTTGACTTCTGTGCCGCCGTTAGAAAACTTGTGAAATTAACCTCATATGGAACCTGCCCATCTTTGTCGTACATAACATCGGGGATTTTTGGGAGCCTTCCTACGTTCCACAACTTCTGCACCACGATTTTAACATTG